CTTTAATAAGTTTAAGGTAATTTTCAGCTTCCCTTCTTAAGAGATCTTCAGGATATATTCTTTCGTTTTTATTCTCTGTCCCATATTTCTGCATTACAGCGTACACTATTAAGGGATCTTCAATAACTTGTCGTCCTGGTGTTAACTCACTAGCTTCATTAACAAAGTTTTTATTATCTTTAGGGGAAATGTATCCTGCGTCATATTCGATTAGGATACCTTTTTTATTGATTTCGTTTTTCTTAATTATTTCCATAATAATGATATACTTTAATTATAAATATACCATTACTATAAAAACTCTATTTTTTCGTTTTATAAAAAGTAAAATAATTATTATTGTCTAAACAACTATTAACTATGTCATGAATTATACTCTTTGAAGATTCTAACAAGTTGGGTTGGTTGATAGGTAACCCCTTTTTCTGATATAACGTTATTTCACAAGACATAAAACTTCTTTTTGTGTTTACAAATCCAGAGGTTCTCATATCTAAATCCACAATATATTTATCGTTGTGAAATAATTCCTTATCTACGTTACTATTTATATTTTGTTTTATTTTTTTTCTTATACCACTTACTACAGAATCGTAATTAGTGTTTTGGTTTATATCATTTATCTCACCCCAAGCGCTGAGATTTATGTATATACTTTTTGATTCTTTATTGTTAACTGTACCAACCTTAGTTTTGTAGTTTGGTAATAAATTTAACTTTACTTCCTTTCCAAGTTTCATCCATATGTTTTTATTTTTTTATTATTAATATATGGTAAATATAGTGATAATATATAACAAAGTCAATTTAATAAAAGTGGTAACATATATTCCTACTCAACACTTAAAGATACAGATTCTTTAAGGTCATAAACTTTATTTATATCGTTAATAAAGTTTTCGTTGTCGAAGTTCATATTTAATAATTTGTCTTTAACCCTAAGTAATTGATCTTTTAGGGTTACATCAGTAGACTCGGTTACCCTGTTATCAATAATATCAATACACTCTCTTTTTAAAGTGTTATAGGTTTCTTCCTTATCTTCATCATTACCATTTAATATGGTTTTAATGATTCCCTTTTCAGATTCACTAATGTTAGAGTATTTATCATTAAATTTGTTAACAGATATCTTAGTTAAAACACTTGGTGGTAATTCAGAATCTATTCTCTCATTTGTAACTTCTACCTCTTTTTCTAACATTAATCCTTTAATGTGGTTTATAGATTCATTAATTTTATCTATAGTTGTAGCGGTTTTTGTTGTCTCTACTAAAAATTTAATATGAGAATAAAATTCATTATTTTCTTTAACAATGTTCTTACCATTTAAAAGTTTAAATAGTTTTTCATTACCCTTCTCCAATTTCTTCTTATCTAATGATTTTAATAATGAAATGTTTTCTTTAATATAGTCTTTAGCTTCCGAAGTGTCATCGAACTTCTTAGTTTGTAAATTTTTATATATTAGGTATTGATCAGATAAAGTATTATTTTCTTTAATTAATTTAATAAATTTAGAAAATAGTTTTTTACCACCTTTTTCTTTTTTTAATACAGACTCTATTACAATATCTTTAAATGTATCTTTTATATTTCCGAAATTTTCCATGCTTTTTATTTATAAATATCTAAATTTTTTAAAAAATTACTCTTTAATAATTTTATCTATTTCTTTTGTCATATCTTCGATATTCTTATTTACCTTATTGGTACCTTTTTCTACTGAATCTAAATTGTAGTTACGTCCCTTTTTTTCTAAACTTTCTGTAAGTCTTTTCATAAACATACCTTGATATTTTTTAGTTTTTTCTACATATTTTCTTCTATCCTCTTCCATTAATAGGTTCTCCTTTTTATTGGCAGACTCTACCGCAGTTGCTGTTTCAGCTGCAGCTGCTTCACCACCAGCTTCTGTGGATGCTGCACTTTCTATGTCAGCTCCAAATCCACCTCCAGCATCTCCACCGAATCCACCTCCATCATCACCACCCATTTCTTCACCAACACCTTCTTCTCCTTCAGCATCGCCACCAGAAACTAAAGTATCAAAATCACCATATAATTTATCGACTCTGTCAAACAACCCTGTTTTCTTAATAATATTAGCAGTTTGTTCCATTTCTGCTGAAGCAGCTTTTTCTAATCTTTGTTGCTCTAAATCGTTTCTAATATCTTCATCTGACATACCTAATATCTCTTTCTTACCTCTAGTCATAGACATTGCGCCAAATCCGTTACCAGCATCTGCCACTGCATCTTTATATAAAGTAACCTTTAATTGGGTTTGTTCTATTTTTAACATTTCAGCTTGTGTTGATGGGTTGTTAAGTGATAAAGTAAAATTATCTAACTCATCTTCTAAACCTAAAATATATAAATGTATTATAGCAATTTTATTTAATTCCTGTAACATTGCTTGTTGTATTCTATTAATTGTCCTTGCGAATCTAATGTCTTGTAGTGCTAAGTTCTTCCCTTCACCAGTCGCCTCCTCAAAACCTAAAAAAGGTTTAGGTACCCTCAATGCGGTAAATAATTTTTTCTGTAGATATTGTATATCGGCAATTTCTGAAAGGTTAGTTGCACCTGGTAATGTATCTATTGGACTTGGTGCGTTTGGATCTCTAACAGGTATAAAATAATCTTGATCTTGTGCCATTTGATTATACCTAGTGTCTATTTGTCCAGTATTCTCATCAATAACCGGACTCTTCTTAAAGTTGTTTGCAATTTTCTGTACATATGATGGGACATCCGCCTCATCAATGTTACCAACAAAGATTTTAAATATTCTTCTTTCGGGTGCCCTAGTAACCCTATATATTAACATAGCGTCTTCAGAAAGTAACAATTGTTTCCAGATACGTCTAGCCTTTTCTAACATAGATGTACCATAAGGTAATCTCCTATCGTCACCTAATAACCTAAAATGGGCAACTTGCCACGCATTAAATTCTATATCTCTTTGTCCCCACACAAACTTAACTGGGTTGAATTTGTCTTCCTCAGAGTTTGATGCATTTTCACCGAACCCCTCATTATCCTTTCTAGATATCTCAATATTCGGTAACTGTTTAACACCAGTAATACCCTCTTCACTATCTATATTTAAAAATAAAAAATTATCTCCGTACTTACATGTGTTTCTTGTCCACATAGGTAATGTAGTGTGGATATCTAATCTATTAAAAAATAAATCTTCTAATATTTTCCTAACTCTCTTACTTTCTGAAAATATATTCATTACTTTATTATCAGGATTTAATGTTGTACATTCCTCCATCATTATATCTAAAGCTGCTGCAATTTCTGGGAAAAATTCCATACCTTCAAAATCTGCGTAAGAAGCTAACCTTGTAGTCTCATAATATATGGAGTGTTGATAAATCTCATTATCAACTGTTTGCCACATACCCGATAAATACTTATCTTGTTGTTGTTTTAATTTTTCGTGTTCGTACTCTTCCTTAGATTTAGTTTTTAATAACTCTTTATCCCCTAAAGAATATCTAGACTTATTTTGTGGTCTCTTTATTTCTGGACCAAATAAGTCATTTAACTGTTGAAATATTGTTTTTCTAGCCATTTTATAATTATAATGTATATTTTATAATAATAAATATCAAAAAAGTTTAAATGTTACTTAATACCAAATAACCAATTGTATTCACCATTATCATTATTGTCATTATTTGGTTGTGTTGGGTGATAAGTTGGGGTATTACTGTAAAAAGGGTTAGTATATTTTTTATTAACCTTATCAACCTCACTTGGTGAATTAGTGTTAACCCACCCCTCTAACATTGCCTTTGTTTGTTTTTCTATTGTCTCTAATTTTTTAAATGTTGTTTGTACAACAAAAAGTGGCATCGCTAGCGCCATTATTATATCATCATGGTACCCATCCATATGATCTGGTCTACCATTTCTATATACAAAAGTCTTTAATTCAGAAATCAATCTAACTGACCTAATAATTGTTTTACTTTCTCTAATATGTTCTTCTAAATCACTTACCATTTGTAGTCTACTACTACCAACATTAAACCCAGGAACCTTCTCACCCTGTTTATAAACACTTTTAGCGTACTTTTCACTTAATTTTCTATTTTTAGGGTCATCATAGTGAAGATGTGTGTATCCCATTTCTAATAATTTCATTACAGTAGAAACGCCCATACCTCCAGTTATATCTACAACTGTATAAGCCTTATAAAGATTACCATATTTATAAACTATTTCCGCCAATAAATCGGGTGGTAATTTATACTGGAACTCGGCCACTTGTTCTAATCCATCAAAATCTAATATCACTATAGTAGAACTATCTTTCCCATCACCTCTAGATACATCTACCCCCATAATATATTTATGACCCTCTTCTGGTTCTTTCCATATCCACATAGACTTTTCCATTTCTGCCATATATTTTGGGTCTTTAACATAATTTTCATTCTGGTATTCAATATACTCATCGTCTATAACATTACCACCAGAACTAACAAATGACACATCTAATTCTTGTGCAATTTGTTTTTTATCCCCATTCATATCCCTACACATTTCTTCATACCAAGGGGAAGAAGCTTTCCAACCCTCTTTAACCATTACATCATAGTCGTTGATGTTGTTGGCGTTAGTTTCATATGTTTTACCACTATATTCCCATCTTAAATTTTCTCTACCAATACTCTCACAAACAATTATTTCTTCCTCACCTCTTAACCACCTTAAATTTCTATTATATCTTATATCTTCATGCCACCTCATTTCAATAATTTTAAAGTTATTGTCACCTTTTTTGGCACCATCATAAGTTCTATAATATAACGCGTCTTGACCATTAGGTGTAGATATTAATGTCACTTTACCACCAGTACCCAAGGAGGTTAATGCGGCACCAAACACCTCAGCACCATTATCAATAAACGCAGCTTCATCCATTATCAAAAATGTTGGTGTGTACCCCCTCAACGCATCTTTCGATGTTGCTAAAGCTTTAACCTCACATTTAGTAGACTTAGTTTTTATATGTCCCTTAGCTTCAATATCTAAATAAGATTCATTTTCTTCTACTCCCCACACCCACGATGGTATCTGATCAGTAAAGTCTTTAATTTTTTTAAGAAATTCTTGAGCTAATGTTTGTTTATTCGCCAATACCAGAACTTTCCAAGGGTTATTTGGATCACAAAACGCAATTTTAACGGCAATATATGCTGCGGTAGTTGTAGACACACCAGCTTGTCTTGGTTTAGTAACTATGTTACGGTTATTTTCTTCATAAGATTTAATTATGTCTCTTTGTTTATGAAATAATTTAAAGGGTACGTACCCTTCTTGAGTTAAATCATAAGTTTTTAGGAATGTTTCTATGGCATATATAGGGTCACTTAAACATTTAGCGAATATTTTTAATTTTTCATTTCTATCCATAATAATTCATTTAAAACGCTACTACCTTACCCTTTTCCCAATCATCGTAATTTGGACCTAGTTTATATGTTACATTAGATCCACCACCAACCTTTTCTATGATACCAGAATGATTAGCAGCTGACCAAAAATGTGAATATTGTCCACCAGAATAATGTGACCCTATATAATCTAAAAAACCTCTCTTTGTTTTTTTTATGTCACTTATATCTTTCATATAATTTATTAAGTCCCTAATCATACTATCATCTTTTCTATTAAAACTATACCCATTTGATTTATTAACTAATGTTAATTCATTTTCTTTGGTAATTTTATTTACAACATCAAGTATTTCGGTGTGAAATCTATATTTTGTTCTATTATTAAATACTGATAACCTTTTTATGGCTTCCACACCCGAATAGGTATTTAGGATATTATCAATAACCAACTCACTTTCATTCATCATCTGGGAGATTACCCTTGTACTCCAATAAGACGTTGCATTACTCCAACCAACGAACTTATTATTTAATGAAAATAAACTATTAAACCTTTGATATGGGGTAGGTATATTCATAATTCTACCAAATTCTGATTGTAAGAAAAACTCAACTATCTCACTATATTTATATCTATCCACAACAACATCTTCATCAATACCCCCCCAATCAATATTATACGTTGTTTTATATAATAACTTATTATTTTTAACATCATCTAAAGTTAGTTTATAAGTATTAAAAAATGAGTTCATCACCCTTATTGGTGTAACACCTTTAATACCTTCAATAAACACCTCAACCAATGGTGTAATGTCTTTATTAAAATTTAAAGTAGTTTCTTTAATTAGTTTACGATATTGTACCTCTGTTAACCTAATTTTCATTTTAAAT